CCATTCTTGAAACAAAATGTTTAGTGATCGTCTTGCAGTTTTAATTTGATGTCCTGCAGTTCCAACTAAACCAATTCTTTCGTATGCATCAGCAATTATTTCATCAATAGAAAAACTTTGATCAAACGAATAAGCTGAGGAAGTAGTATTTGCCATTTAAACTCCTATCCAGCATAAAAGACTATGATTTGAGTAAAATCACCTATATCATAAGTCACATACATTCCTTCGACTAATCTTGCCCCTGTACCATAAGCTGAAACTTGACCATTATTTCCTCCAGCAGTTCCACTTGAGGTATCAGTAGCAATTACAGTTCCTGCGGTTCCACCAGTTCTAAAGCTACATGTTCCAGCAGCAGATCCAGATGTAGTTCTAAAACTACCAAATACTCCACCACCACCAATTTTTGCTCCAGCTACACCACCAAAACCAATTGTTATGTTATTAGCAGGTTGTGCGCTCATTTCAACTGCAGTTACAGTTAAAAATATTTTAGTACCAGCCACTGTTGTAGCAGATCCAGCTAAAGTTAATACTTCAGATTGAGAAGCTCCATCTACATCAGTTCCAGTAATAGTAGCTGTTTTTCCACCATCACTTGATCCTGTAGTAGTAACAGTTACATTTCTTCCACCGCCATTGTGTGCGGCTGCAAGAGATGTTTGTGCCATAGTCGCAGATGTATTTGGTCTTGCTGCAGTTACAAAGTAATCAGTGTCAGCTGCTACTTCATCACTTACACGTACCCAATTCATTAAAACAATTGACATATTTTCTCCTTAGTAAAGTGCTCCCGAAGGAGCACTTTAATTATATTAGTTAGTATCGTTAATTTGCTGAGTCCAGTAAACATTTAACACACCTTCTCCGGCTGTTAAAGCGTCATCTGTTGCAGCAGAAATTACAACTGCTTTGTCCATCTCAAAACCAGAAGCATCGTCATCTGAAACATTTAAACAATTTTTCATTTGAGCTACTGTTTGGTCCATTCCAGTTGGAATGTGATGAGAAGCAACACCTTTTACATCGTTAGATGTATCACCTGCAAAGTAATCAAGATCTAAACTGTTAGTCATAGATCCTGCAGCTTGTGCAACGTTAGCACCGATTTGCATGTCAAAACCAGCTGTGTCGAAAGCTTCGTTAACAACAAATCTAATATCTGTAATTCTAGAAAATTTAGGAATTACAATATTGTTTGCTAAGTTTTTGCTAGATGAAGTTGATGATTGACCAAGTGGGTATTCGTTAAATAACGATCTACACACAATTGAAATCAATCCTGATTCAATAACACCAACTTTTAAAGTTCCAGCTGTTCCAGATCCATCAACAGCTATAGAAGTTATAGTTTTAAAAGTTTTAGCTGAAGTCACAGCGCCGGCATTACCCATTGTTAGATCTTCTGTTTGTGTATTATCTAAAACATCTGTTCCAGTAATAGTTGCAGTTCTTGCACTATCATTACCGCTAGATGTTAGAGTAACTACAGATGCAGCTTCAAAACCGCCATCAGAAGTTATTCCTGGTACGTTTTGAGTTGAATCTACTAATGTAACAGAAGTTGTGCTAGCTCCGTTAGAACCAGTAACAGCTATTTTGTCGTCATCAGTTGTCACAGTAAAGTTACTGTGGTTTACAGGAAAAGAACCCATGCAAGAAACAAAAGCAGCGTTTCTTACGTTTTCAGAAATATCAGTTCCTGTGTTTACTTGAATCCGTCCTACCGTAATAGGTCCGGAAAAGTTAGTTTTTGCCATAATTATCCTCCTAGTTTTTGACACATAGTCTCTAGGCCGTCGACTATACGCGTCTATGTATCAATTTAATAATTGTATAGTGGTAATTTTATATACTAGATTTTAGTAGAGCGCAAGGTAGCCTGTGATGTGAATTGAATTTATTCAACGATGTAGCTTTTTACTAAGTAGCTACAGAAACTTCGGGTGCAGCATCGTCTATTTTGTTTTGCAAATGCTCTTTAGCAGCTTCTGCAAGTTTTATATGATTGATAACCTCTCTAACTGCTCGGTCAATCTTAACCATATTTAAGGTATATCTACCTTCTTTAAGATGCTCCTGCTCCCATTCTAGATCCAGACCCTTTTTCTTCGTGTATAGGTCTTGTAGATGTGTTTGCATCTCCATTTATAACCTCCTCATAGGTTATTCTATTTACTCTTGGATCATGCATTTCTCCAAGAGACTCCCACTTTATATCATTTTTTCCCAATCTGTCAATGATAGCGTTTTCAATATCAAGTGGACCATCCAAAGATTCAATTATAAAATCTGCTTGCATTTTATAAGCGTAAATTTGAATTCTAAATTTTTTCATATATCTCACCAATTTGTTGGATAAATGGGGCCGTTTTAAGGCGGCCCCATAAATTATTTTAGATTACGCACCTTCAACGCCGAAGATACCTCTAAAGTCAGAACATCCGTAGACGTACCTTTCTCTAGCTTTGTATCTAACGTTACCAGTATCGAAGTCACCTTCCATTGAAGTTGTCAATGGAGTTCTTTCAAAGTGCTTCATACCATTTGGAACGTCCGTGATAATGTAAAATGAATCAGAGTCAGTTAAGAAATGGTTCACTCTATAACCTTGAGGAATCATTCCCATTGAGTTGATTGCATTGATGTCATTATCAGCTGTCTGAGTTCTACCTTGAGACTTTAATATTCTCTCAGCATTGAACTGATTCGCAGAAGGAACGATCATTTTCACTCCTTTAGCTGCGATTCTTAAACCTCTCTCATCAGTGAAAGCAGCGATATCAATCAGTGCTTGTTCTAATGAAGTTTCGTTTAAGTCAGCTTGAACTGCTAGCGTGTTCGCTACATTTGTACCACTGATAGTAGTATGTGATGTAGAGAACAAGTTTACACCATCACCTGTTTGGAACGCTGATGCTGCCGCCACTGACGGTAGACCATTGTTCAAAGGTGCTGCTGCTTTAACTTGCTTAGCATTGCTCATGGATCTTGCTAAAGCTTTTGTATATCTAGAAGAAAGTCTGTCATAAAGGTTGTCCTCTATTGCTTCTTCTGTGATTGCAAATGCTAATGCAATTGTTTCCATAGTGTAACGAGCAGTGTAAGTCTCTTGCGCTTGATCGTATGAAACGCCTTGACCTTCTGCTTTTACATCTGCGTTAGCGAATCCAGATAACATTACTTCCTCTTCGAAAGCTCTGTCACTTGATTCAGTTACGTATATTTCGGATGACTCATTGTCATACCGTTTGTACTCCAGCCCGAATAGTGCATTCAGGCCCGGTTCTAGTTCTTTGACTAGTTGTGCTCGTGATATTGCCATATTATGCTCCTATTATGTTCCCATTATCAAATCGTTTAGACTTTGTACAACTCTAACTGTAGCAAAAGCTGCAGTTACATCGCTGTTCTCAGGATCCTCTGCGTCACCTAAGTATCTAAATTGATTTGCTGTTGCGTTGGAACCAGCAGAGACTTTTAGCGTAGAAGATGATCTTCCGCCAGAAGCAGTGCCTGATGTAGCCGAAACGTTCATTCCATAAGTTTCCATGATTTTAGCATGAGAAGCTGGAACGTTCGCTGCGATTTGTGCATCAGTTACTACATTGTATATTTGCATAGGATTATCTAATACATACGCTTTAATGTCTTCACTGTTCGCTGGAGTAATACCACCTGGATAATAATTTACCCAAGTTGGCTTTAATGTAGTTGCATCGTTGTAGAAACAACCGTTAAACACACCCTGTGTAGGGTTTGTTATAGCTGCCTGTGCAGTTACGACATAACCAGCAGTGATTCTTACGAGTTCACCATTGTATATCGCAGTAGCATCAGCAGCGTCTATCCAGTATCTGCCTTGACCTGAAGTAGCGGGAGTTTGTCCCATTACACCAGAAGCTTCAAGACCGAAACCAGCTGTTTGTTTGTTAGCCATTGTGCTTACTCCTTAATGTACCTGCCGTCGTTAAACGGCCTCCAGTACGGGTTTATATTAACTATCGATAGTTTGAGAATTACTTCTTTGTACCACCGAAAGTGTGCTTCGAACTTCTATCAATTTTGATAGGCATTCTTTTGTCTTGGTCCTTTAGAAGGTCGTTTTCAACTGACTCGTCCTGTCCTTCAGTAAGTGTTTTCTGATAGTCCATTCGAGCTTGCGCGAGTTCTATTGGTATCCTTGCCAAGAGCAAGCCTCCGACTCCTATGACTCCAGCGTATTTACCGTCCGCAACAACTGGGTAGTCTGAATCACCGTATTCATCAGCTCTCACTAATTCATACCCTTCTCTAAGTCTTCCAAAAATATTTTTACTATCTTGGAAACCTACTGATTCAGCCCTGATCCATCTGTGCCTAAAACCGTCTGGCGCTGGTGGTGCATCAAGAGATGAAGGTGGCTTGTACACTTTAGGTCTCTCAGTCTTTGACCGTGTTACAGCCGCACGTGAAGTTTTTTTATCTTTTTCCATTTTATGCTCCTCCCGTGAGTTTTAATTGTTTAGCATACTCTTCTAGTGGCACACCTAATTTTTTAGCTATTGCTACTTGAGACGATGTGAGTCTCACTTGTTTGCGACCAGGTTTTGAGCTTCTTGTCGCTGAAGCTACCGACTGAACGGCCCTGTTCGTTTGTCTAGTTTCAGTATTACCAAATTTATGAGGAAAGTCAACTCTTATACGTTTATCGATCTCTTCATAATAGTCACCTGATTTAGGATCAAAGCCTTCTTTTTCTACTAAATCTTTATGAATTTCGAATGCAGTAAATGTCATAGCTCGGTCTACACCAAACCATGTATTTTTACTTGCCCATTCTTCAGCCATAGGATCAGCTTGAGGCATTTGTCGTGGTGTTTCTTTTGGTAAGTTTCCACCATCAGAAAGTTTAACAGGTTCTTCGTCCTGTTTAACATTTGATGCTTTTTGCTTAAGTTTAGCGTCTTCAAAAGCTAACTCAGCAATTCTTTTGTTTGCTTGAACTTGCGCAGCTGCATCACCAGCTTCAATGGCTGTGGCCAATTGTTTTTGAACCGACTCCATTTCTGATTTTACAGACTCTGCAAATTTAGTGTTATATTCAGAATCGACTTTGTTAAATCTTTCAAGATCTAATTTTCTTTTCTGTTCTAACGCATTAGCATATTCTACAGCTGCAGCTTCTCTACGTTCTGCTTCTCTCATTTTACGAGTAAGTTTAGCAATACGCGCTTGAACACCTTTACTGTAGTCTTCTAATTTTGTGTCTTCTTCCTTTTTACTTGTTTCTTCTTTTATTTCTTCTTTTGGTTCTTGTGTCGTTGTTTCTGCAGCAGTTTCTACTGTTTCTTCTTTCGTTTCTATATCTACATCGACCTCCGGTCCTGATGTATCTATATCAACCGGTATTTCACTCGGTTTCTTTTTTGTTTCCTCTGGCATAGTTTCCTTCCTATGTTGTTAAAATTGATGCAAAATATCTGTTGGATCTTGCACCGTTGCTAGTATTTCGTCTTCATTTAAAAGACGAACTTCCCCACCTTCAATTTGTATTCGTGATCCTGCGTATCTTGCAAAGATCACCCAATCACCAACCTTACACCAAGGTCCCTCTGGATATCTTTCTTTGTCAGTATAACATTGTGGTCCCATAGCTAATATGTTTCCACATTGTGATGCAACTTGTTGTTTATCGATTGTTTCATTTGCAAATAAAACACCACCTTTAGATTTTTCATTCATTCTAAAAGGCAGAACTAAAATTCTCCACCCAGTAGGTGTAGGAAGTTTAGCTTTTTCGTTCGTAACTTCTTTTTTTTCTGATTTTTTAACTCCGACTAATCCTTTATTTGGAGTTATTATTTTTTGAGTTGATGTTGATAACTGTTCCTGTTGTTTCATTTAGCTCCTTATCTTGTTGCAGGTTAGAGATCTCCTGACGCACTGACTCCAGTGCATTTATCTGTCCTATTATATACTTATATGTTTCCATGTTGTCAACCCCACCGGACGTTACTGAGATTGCTAATTGTTCTACTCTTCTAGATATTGCTCTTTTTAATTTATGTAGTACTTGTTCTGGTTCCACGAATAACTCCTTTTAATGTTTTAGCTTGTTTAGAATGTAATTTAGAGGCTTTTTTTAAACCTTTAATTACTTTTTTTATTTTTTTCTTTTTGCCATTTTTTAACATTTCCATCTCCTTCTAGCTTGACGGATTCGTGAGTTAGGATCGTTACGTGTTTTTGCTGATGACCTTTTTAATTGTCCTAGTGATCTAGCGCAGTATGATTTTCTACGATTAGCAGCTTTTGATCCTGGCTTCACTTTTCCAGTCACGGCTGTTTTTAATTTTGAACCGGGATTTAATCTTCTATAGGCTTTGACACCGGCTCGTGTCATACCAGCTCCAGACTTTGTAGATCTGAAATTTTTTTTATTTCTCGCAGGCATAGTGCCTTTGTTATATAATTCTCTTGGCATTTGTGATCTTGATATCATGATATTTTTGGCATCCTAAAACCAGGGTTAGAATAATATTTTGCGTAAGATTTATTTCCAACTTTTACTCCGCCTAAATCTCCAGATACATAACTTCCAATGTAATTTTTTTGTGCTTGTCTAACCATAGCATCTCCACCGTCTGCTTTTTTAGTTCTCTTTGCAAACGTT